CTAAAGCACCAAAACCACGAGAGTGGATTGATGGTTACTTTGTTCAAGCAGCAGCATATGCGTGTATGTATTATGAATTAACAGGTATTGCTGTTAAGAAACTTGTCATTATTATGGCATGTGAAAATGGTGAGTGTGTTGTATATGAGGAACGAGATAAAATGAAATATATGAGATTACTTGTTACTTACATTGAAAACTTTCTAACCACTCAACTACAATTACATGGAAAATGAATTCACAACAGCTTTAAGTAAAAAGTTTATGAACCCTGCTAAGTTTGCAGTGGAAATAGAGAATCTTGTCAAAAAGGAAAAACTTAATTATATTGATGCTATTGTTCTTTATTGTGAAGAGAATAGTATTGAGATTGATTCTATTACTAAGTTAATTTCCAAACCTTTAAAGGAGAAATTAAAATGTGATGCACAGCAGTTGAACTTTATGAAGAGAACTACTCGTGCTAAGTTACCATTGTAATGAATACTCAAGCTTGGTTCCCTTGTCCTGTATATGTGACGCAAGCACAGGATAAAATTTATGAAGAGGTTCAATCGGATCTTTTTAAAAAATATAGTGAACTATCATTTAAACAAAATGAAGGATGGTCTCCAGATACTCATGAGTTGAGTATTAGGGATGATGAGGAATTATTTCAAACTAATCATCTTGAAGGGTGTTCTAAGTTTTTAGATTTCCTTCATATAAATTTGATGACTTATTTGGATGAATTAAGATGTGTGCAACCTAGACAATATGATATTACTCAAGGTTGGTTTACTAGGACTAAGAAAGGTAAATATGCACATCTTCATGATCATGGTGCTTCTGATATATCAGGGGTATATTATTTAAAGACAAATGGTAATGACGGTAATCTCTACTTTATACATCCACTCAAACAGTTATCTTCAAATTATATCTTTAATACTATAACAAGTGTTGATCAAGAAATGCCTTTAAATCAAGGGCAGTTAGCGTTATGGCCATCAACATTATGGCATGGTACGGCAACCAACACTACCGATAATGAAAGGATAAGTGTAAGCTTTAATATTCATTTTCGTAGATAAATACTAGTGTCTAGGAGGTTTTATGTCTGATTTTTTCGATTCCGATTTTGTTAGAGAAGAGATGGAAACCATCAATGAGATGCAGGAGGAAATATACTCCCAAGTCTTTAAGTTTCCAGAACTTCCTTTAGATGATCAGATTGAACATCTAGATTCATTAATGGAATTGCTTGAAAAACAGCAAATCCTCTATACTCGTATGAAACTATCCGATGACCCTCGTGCTAAGGAGATGGCTGACAATGTTCGGCAGTCTGCTATAGTAATGGGGTTCCCTAAGGATGTTGACTGTAATCTTCTGTTTGCTAACATGAAGAATACTTTGAAAAGAGTTCGTAAGGGTATTGACAAGGGAGCATGACTGCCCTATAATACAGTCACACAAGCCAAATCCAATTACACAGGCCAAATCTATGTCTTTCGCATCGCTTAAAAAGCAATCATCTCTTGGTAGTCTTACTGCCAAACTCGTAAAAGAGGTTGAGAAGTCTAACACAGCAAATAAAGGAGATGACCGTCTCTGGAAACCTGAAGTTGACAAAGCAGGTAACGGTTATGCAGTTATTCGATTCTTACCAGCACCAAATGGTGAGGATATACCATTTGTAAAACTATACTCACATGCCTTCCAAGGACCAGGTGGGTGGTATATTGAAAATTCTTTAACCACAACTGGTGGCAAAGATCCATGTTCAGAGTATAATACTACTCTTTGGAATAGTGGAGTAGAATCTGATAAGCAGATTGCTCGTAACCAAAAGCGTAAGCTATCTTATTATGCAAACATCTATGTTGTAAAAGATCCTGCTAATCCTTCTAACGAAGGTCAGGTATTCCTATACAAATTCGGTAAGAAGATCTTTGATAAGATCATGGGTGCAATGCAACCAGAATTTGAGGATGAGACTCCTTTGGATCCATTTGATTTCTGGAAAGGTGCAGACTTTAAGGTTAAGATTAAGAAGGTAGCAGGTTTCTGGAACTATGATAGTTCTGAGTTTGCTGCTGCTAAACCACTCCTTAAGGATGATGATGCACTAGAAGCACTCTGGAAGAAGGAGTATTCCTTACAGGAGTTAGTTTCTGCTGATAAGTTTAAGACTTATGATGAACTTAAGACTCGTCTTAATTCGGTTCTAAAACTTGGTTCTGCACCTGCTCGTCAAGTGGCAGAAGAAGTTGCTAATGAAGAAGAGGTTGTAGCAGAAGTTCCTGAAGGTAATGATGATGCGTTATCTTATTTCCAACAGTTAGCTGAAGAATGATAATTGTTGGAATTTATGGGGCATATGATTGGGATGCTAATAATGCAACCGATAACAGTCAAAATAGAATTGTTCATAAGCACGACAATTATAGCTACTTGATTGAAGAGAATGCATCGAGAGGATTTGTTCATGATTCTGGATGTACTCTCTTTGTTGATGGTAAGCACATTGCCAGTGTAAATGAAGAAAGAATTACCAGAGAAAAATATGATGGTAATTTTCCCAAAAATTCCATAGATTATTGTTTAAATCATGCAAAGATCTCTAATGATGAGGTTGATATCGTTTATTCGGTATCACCTCATTCTTTTATTGCTCTTGATCAAGTACAACAAGGTGTAGCAGATAAAGTAATAAAAATACATTTTCCTAAAGCAGAGATAAGATATGTTGGTCATCATTTATCACATGCTGCTTCTTCAGTTTTCACATCACCTTTTAATGAAGGATCTTTTTTAACTTTTGACGGTGGTGGATCTTCTGTTTATAACCCCATTACTGATTCCATAGATTATATTGAAAATAATTCAATAGGATATTTTAACAAAGAAAAAAGAATCTTTAGATTCTTTACAATGCCAGAGAATTTGTATAATAATTTTGGTGCTTTTTATCAAATGGGATCTGCTGCAGTTTATAAATCTAAGGTTGGTAAGGTAAAAAACTGGGAAACCCAGATTGGTGTTCCTGGTAAAATTATGGGACTTGCTGCTTATGGATCTTTAGATAATTATTCAAAATTATATAATATAACAGAAAATCCATTTCCATTTATAAATTTTCCAGATTTTGTAGTTGATGGATCCCCAGAAGATGCTGCATGTTGTTTGCAAAGAAATTTTGAAGATGGTATGATAGATTTCTTAAAGGTTTTAAAGAAACGACATTTAGATAATAATATTTGTTTTGCTGGTGGATCATTTCTTAATGTGTGTACCAATAGTTTAATTAGAGAGGAGTTTGATAACATTCATATACCACCATTTACAGATGATTCTGGTGTACATTTTGGTGCTGCTATTTGGGGATGTTATGAAGAAGAGGAGAAAATATCTGTACCAGATAATCTTGCTCTTTTAGGAAAAGAATATACTAATGATGAAATAAAGAAATATCTTGATATGTTTGATCTTTCATATAGAGAATATGATGTTGATGTAGTTGTGGATAGGATTAAAGATAATAAGATTGTAGCATGGTTCCAAGGTAGATCTGAGCATGGTCCTAGAGCATTAGGATCTAGGTCTATATTCATGAGTCCGACTAGAGCAGAGAATAAAGATATAATGAATGAGAGGGTTAAGCATAGAGAATATTGGAGACCTTTTGCTGGTATCATATTAGAAGAATGTGTGGGAGATTATTTCTTGGAGAATTATACCACTCCTTACATGTTATACTCTCAACATTCTACATCTAATGAGTTACCTGCGATTACTCATGAGGATAAGACTTGTAGGGTTCAGACGGTTAACCGTAATCAAAATCCTAGGGTATATGATCTCTTGACTAAGTTAGATCCTCCTGCTATACTTAACACATCTTTCAATGATAGTGGAGAACCTATTGTTGAGTCACCATACCATGCTGTTAAGGCATTTGCAAAAATGGACATAGATTCTATGGTTATTGGTGATTTTATTATAGATAAATAACTCAGAACCTATTTTTGTTGAATAATGGCGTATTCCGCAAATCATTATGTGGCAACTTATACAGATAACAACTCTGTTGAGCAAACAGTTTATGTTTTTGGAACAGATGTTGCTGATGCTGAAACTAAAGTAAAAAAGATTGACGCTCAGGCAGTAAATATTGTAGTATCTGCTGCACCATAATGTCACGCAATAAAGTTATCGCATATGCCGATGCTAACGGTAACTGTAGAGTAGTAATCCCCACAATGGATTGTGCTCTATCTGATGCTGCTGTCATCGCAAAAGATGTACCAACCTCAGATTATTCTGTGATTGATCCTGCTGATCTTCCATCTAAGGAATTTAGATCTGCTTGGACATACAATCATGGAAGTAACACTGTTACAGCAGATCTTACTAAAGCAAAGGCACTTACAACTGAGACATTAGAAGCAAAGTATCTTGCTACTAATAAAGAAAATGTAGATATACAAGCAATAGCAGATATGAAGGGAGAATCTGCATCTCTTAAATCAAATCCCTCAGTACCATATACAACTATTAATAACGCTACTACTATATCTGAATTAGAAGCATTGATTTAATGATTGAATTTAAAGAGCATACTGCTCAACATGATGAGTATAACTATTCTCGTGAAGATCCTTTTTATATTATTGCTCTTAGTAATGATGCGATAAAAGGATTAGATGATTATGTCAAAAATATACCAGATGATGATGAATCATGGTGGACTTGTAAACAAGATCATTATGATCAAATGACTGGTGAGTTAGCAGAAAAGGATTTTAGAGTTTGTGATATACATGTTCCATTAAGAAATAGTTTCCCACATATGGTGGGGATGAACATGTTTAATTTTGTTAATAATAGGAATTATCAGATGGATATTGATACCTTTGAATTTCAAATTCTTAGGTATAGAGAAGGTGGTCAATTTTCATGGCATTGTGACTATGGTATTGCACCAAATAAAGATGTATGGAGAAAATTAAGCACAAGTATACAACTCTCAAATCCTGAGGATTATGAGGGTGGAGAGTTAATTCTTGTGGATTATCTTAATCAGTACTGTGAAATACCAAAGAGTAAAGGTGCTTCTGTTGTCTTTGATGCTAGATGTCCACACAAAGCATCTCCTATCACTAAAGGTGAAAGATTAGTGTTAGTTGGATGGGCTAATGGACCTAAACTTAGGTAGCTATTTTTAAGTTTGGTGATTGATATTGTGATGACTTAGTATACTTAAGAGTATCTTTCATATCCATTATAAACATTGTTAGATATTCTTCTCTCATAACTTTTATATTTCTTTTTTTCTCATTCTGTCTAGTTTCTGATAGATAGTTACTTATTCCAATAATAAGTGGGTTGGATGAACTAAGACTTAATGTAATTTGTGGGTTATCTGGATCTGGTATAGTAAATGTACTATCCACAATCTTACCTGCTGGCATAATTAGTTTACCATCATTATTTCTTACTTCTCTAGTTTCATAGAATTGTGTTGCATTTAGATCGTTACCATATTTTTCTTCACAGTATTTGTATAATACCTTACCACTCATTGGCCAATCATTTTTTACATTAATAATATTTGCTACAGTTAATACAACCCAGTCTAGTGATGGATCTCCATATAATGATTCTGCAACAGTATCAGGTCTGGCTCCTTCTGCAATAGTATATGATTGTAGAAATGTTATATCTCTATTGACTGATTCTTTAAGTTTTGCTCTTAAGAATAAGTTTTTTACAGTAATATAGTTAGTTCTAGAAGTACTAGAATCAAGAGTATTTTTATACCTAATATCTGGTATATTTTTAAAGTAATGTCTAGACATTAGTAACCTACTCCTCCTACTGTATCGTGATCTTCAGCATATATTGGATTCAATTCAGTAAATGCTAAATCCAATTTCATATGTACTGGAGTACCATCTTCATATGTAGCATAAGTTCCACTTCCTGTGTAAGTTACTGCTACATTTTTTAATGCACATGTTTTAAAACTGTTAAGGAATGGATGTAATTGACCACCTTTCATATAACTCAATCGGAATAAATTAGGAGCATTTAGGAATCCCATATTTTCCTTTTTCATTTTTGCTGCACTCTTTGTTTTTAATGTTCTTATTATTTGTTTAATGACTGATGCTTCATCTATACTTCTAGGAACTAAATCAAATCCAAAATTGAATGATCTTACTTGGACACCATTAAATAGCATCTCAACATTCTGGTTGATTACTTGTCCTGTAGCCCTTGATAGTAGACCTTGCACACTTACATTAGCACCAAGAGCATTTGCTGCTGATACTGCTGCAACCATTTTTCCATATTGTGCTATGTTAGTTCCTTGTGATTTTAAAAGAGCACCACCTTCTTTGGCGGTATCTACAAATTTTTCACCAGCTTCTTTAACAGTATTAGTATTCATTACTTCACCCATCTTGGTTAGTCCCCAAGCAGCTATATCATTTAGTTTGCTTTCTCCCCAGCTTACTCCGTTACTATCTTTTATACTTCCTGGTATTGGTAATATAATTACTTTTTCTGCTGGTACATTTCTATGTTGGTCACTAATCTGATTTCCATGCTTCCCACTATTACCACCAAATAAGTTTATATCATTACCTTTAAAGTTTTGTGTTGTATTTGCTTTCGTTTCAGGAACTACTGTTCCATCTTCCTTTGTTGTTGCTGGTATTGCTGCAGTAGTTTTCTCTTCCAATAATGATCCCATCCCACCAGTTTGATTTTTCAGATTTTTTAGAACTTCTATCTGAAAATAATCAGTGGTGTGATCTATGAGATCTTCTGGATATCTTAGTACTTTTCCTAGATTAGCTGGCACTATCTTAGAGTCTTTTTATGTATTTAGCTTGAATTTTGCATATGACAGTCTTCTTGCATCTTTTAATTCAGCAACTGATAGTTCATGGAACTCTCCAATCACTTCATTCCATGTATAATTTCGATTTT